ACAGTTCCTCCTTGATCAGATCGCATTTGATGTATCTCAGCATGAATACGACCATTGATAGAATGTTTTAAAATCGTATCAATAAAAGTTGTCCTTGCTTTATTTATTTCCCTTGCTTCCACAACCATCTTCGCAAGAGGAGACTGATGACTTGACAAAAAGTTTTTATCAAATTTTGGTTGACCTGTTGGTGTGCGTTCATAAGGAATCTGTAGTGCATCAAATGCTTTTGAAACGCTAGATGCAGCCCATACTTCCACATTGAAACCCGAGAGCTTTTTGATCGAACCCAGGATCTTATTTTCTTGTTTTTGTAAATCACTTTTAATCCTTTCTGCTTTGTCTGTGTCTACTCTTACTCCCTTCATCTTCATCTCGAAGAGAACGGGAAATAAATCTATTTCTAACTCAAATATATTTGTGAGTTCTTGTTTTACAATTTCTTTTTTTAAATGATGCCATAGTCGAAGAGTAACAGCAGCATCTTGTTCTGCATAGTCTCCAACGTGCGAAGCTGGTAGCTTCCACATTTCTGATTTAGGATTTAATCCCCAAGCTTTTGCCGCTTCATAGAGTTGGGTTTCCGCTTTTGACTCTTGTAGATAATCTTTTGCTAATGAGTTTAGATCAAAACGAAACCTGTTCTCGTCCACTAAGGGCGCGGCAATTAAAGTGTCAATGATTTTACCTTTGATGTCAATGTCTAAAGTTTTTAACCAACCCACGTCATAGAAAGCATTGTGAAAAATGTAGTTGACATTGTCGTAAGAACATTGTTTACGCAACCACTTAGCTACAACCTTCTTATCCATGTTGGGCGGTGTTTCGTGGGCAATGGGGTAGTAACCTTGCCACCCGTCTACTGCAATAGCAATACCAATGACTTCACCATCTCTTCTCATGTAGCCAGGGCCACTTGTTTGTATGCCTGGATCTCTTGTTTCTAAGTCAATAGCAATTTCATCATAACCTGATAGATCAGGAAAATGATCGGGCATAACCCATTCACTAGGCATGCGATGAACTTTAGGAAACCAGTTACTTTGTTCTTTCACTAATCTCTCCAGCTATGGCTAAATATGCGGCAGCATCTGTGTAGTTGTCTTGTTTTTGTTTGTGCATTGACCTAGCTACCTTTACCAAGGCCATGCACACTGCTACGTCATGGGCAGATATAGTCTTGCGGAGGAAAGTAGACCATAACGCAGCAATGTTCTCATGGGTTTCTAAAATGTCACCGTAATCTTTATTACGATCATTACTTGTAAGCCTAATGGCTTCTTCTAAAAATTCTTTTGTTTTCATACTTGCCTTTCATAATGAAATATTGGTTCATATTCGAACTGTCCTTGAGTTCTGTGTACAATATGTAATTCTTCTTTAGCTCTTGTTGCTCCTACATAAAATACTCTAGCTTCATCATCTCTACCTTGCTGGCTATCAATGTAAGAAGAGTAAGGTCCATAAGATAGATCTGTTAACAACATAACTTTTTGTCTTTCACCACCTTTAGAAGCATGAATTGTCGATACCTCAATACGAGGCACTGCATCTAATTTATTTCCCGAACGCATGACAGCGCGAAGATACTTAATCTTCTTTTGTAATCCTTTTGAATTTAACATGTCATACCAAGCTATTTCTTTTACACTTACTTCTTTTTCTGTCGTTACTTTAATATAGTCTTTTAGACCAAAATCCGCAATAAGAGTTTCAAGATTAAAAAATCCTTCTGACTTACCTTTAAACACTCCATAATTTCTTTTTATCCTTGTGCTATCCATATGCTTGTAAATAATATCACATTGAATACCAGAAATTGTTTTTCCGTTCTGTAATTCTGTCCAAGCACGAATGGCTTCTATGTAATTAAAACTAATTACTGATTGTCCGTACCTTTTATATAGCCAACCATACATTTCTAGCGATTCGCACACTTGTTTAACGATTTCGTGCGTTCTACAGAGAATTAACCACTCTCCAGAGGCTAATCCTTGATTTAAGGACCGTACAATATGGGTTTGTCTTTTTCCAGTATGATCCGTTGGCAAATATTGCTTAGGGATGCGTTTTGAGATCGAATTTGCTAACTTTGTAGCTAAATTATGTACTTCGAATGGGATTCTGTAAGATTGTGTCAAAGGAATGATCGTGTTGTTAGATTTTTCATTGGCCATGTCTATAAAATGTTCAATGTCAGCTCCTGCCCATCTAAAAATTGCTTGATCATCATCTCCAGCAACATAAGTTTCTAAAGCTCCTGATTGTTTTTGTATCATGTCAACCACCTTCCATTGTTGTGCAGACAAATCTTGAGCTTCATCTATAAATAAATATTTTAATTGTGGTGGATTTTTCTTTTTTAAGAATTGTGTAAAATAATCTACATACTCGTGCTTGTTCCTGTCAGCTTTAAACTTTCTAAGATCTATTTCCATTTGATGTATCATTTTACGAGCTCCATAGTTGTTTAACTTAGTATCTCTAAATACTTTATCTAATCTGTTCTCATCGTCAGGGTACTTTGCATAAGCTAAATTAATAATGTCTTGGTACTCACTTTTAGCTGTAGGCATGGAAATATCTACACCATTACCTTTACGCATTTTATTGACATATTCGTGGCCCGTGATCCGAGATAACTCACTATAGTCAAAATCATCCATAATACTTTCCTGTGATAGCTGTAGCCTTCTATAAGCTAAGGAATGAAGAGTAGAGAAATATGGAAATAGTACTTTCATAGCTTCTTTATCATAATCTTGCTTAAAACTCTCAGCTATTCTGTCTCTGATCTCTTCTGCTGCTTTTACCGTAAAACTAAAATATCCTACCTCTTTCGAACTGCATAAACCTTCCTCGATAAGAGACTTAACTTTATTTTTGAGGTAGGTTGTTTTTCCTGTGCCTGGCGGTCCTATAACTATGTGTCTATGCATTAGTATGGATCCTCTTCTTTAAAGTCTTTCTCGCTAACTTGATACTCTGTACCTAATATACTGCTAGGTATTTTCCATACATGTTCTGATTTATTAACAACTTTAAGCTTGGCTGTTTTGCCTCCAAACTCAGCAAACATTTTGTATTGATGTGAGTCTGATACTTTATTAAATCTTTTAGCTTTTAGAAAATCTCTAAATACTTGTGGTTTAAAAAAGAAAGCGTCTTCTACTTCAAACACCTGACCTAGTAATACATCCTGTCTATCTTTAGCTCCTTTGTTATTCTCAATAAATATTTGCAACTGAGCCAAGAATTGACCTTTGAATGATACTTCTCCAGGTAGTTGTATAAAATCACCCTCACCCATATTTTTTAATAATCCGTCTACCATGTCTGCCCAAACAGCTGGAGCTACTGGTCTTGGACTTATATCAGCCTGACCTATGCATGCTTTACGATACTCAGCATGACTTGATAATTGATCAACAGTTAAAATAATAACTTTACCATTATGTGTAAGCTCATACATTGGGTTGTCTGATACCCACTTCTTTAAACTTGTAATGTCATCTTTACCAGCATTACCTATTCCAAACTTCTGTGACTGACATCTAATTTTTTCACACACTGATTTAAAAGTTGGCTCTTCACACCTATAGAAATACTTACTGTCTTGCACTTGCTTGTAGATAGTTTGCACTTCTCTACTTGGTAAAGGTGGCTTAAAATACTTACGATTGTATTCATCTAATCTATCTTCTAATTCATTTGGAAATCTATTGCGTAAATAAATACCCATTTGAAACAGGGACATGTTCCGTGATCCCTCGCTAAAGCCCTGTTCAGCAAGAGTTAGTAAACAAGGAGGAGCTCCTTTAAAATCGTCTTTATTACTTTGGCTGACTGGTTTTTCAACTTTGATTTCTTTTATATTATTAATAACTTTTGTTTCATAAAAAGCACAAAACTCTGACAGTTCTATTAAAGCCTCACCCTTATCATCGAAAGCATATCTTGTAGGATATTCTGGGTGATTGTAAGGTAGATTTAAAAAGTTACCTGTTCCTTTAGAATTTAATTCTATCTGCTTTGGAAATATTTCAGAGCCACCATAGCCTAGCCATGCGCATATCTCTGTAAGTTTCATCTGCATTTCTTTTGCTGTGGCTGGTTCTCTTACAAATAAAAATATATGTGCACCGCCACTCTTTGATTTACAAACAATCAAAGGAAAGTTTTTAGTTTGAATTTTTTTAATTAATGCTTTGTGATCTAAGCCGTCATAAGAGTCAATGTCTATTGCACCCCATGTACATGTATTATCATCTTTAATAGGTATGATACCTAAACTAGGTTCGCGACCTTCTAAATGATCTAACCATTTTTCTTTTGTTAAATTTTCTTTTTCAATCCAGGACTTAGCTTCTAGTTTACCTGATTCATTCTTAGAACGACTTTGTGTTTGACCATATGCTCGGTCCAAGCCACTAAAAATCTCTATAAATTTTTCTTTGTCGTCCATCAATTCTCTTTCTCATTCGTTGGTGAAATGGTGGCCTAAGAACCACCATTTCGTTAGTTAGTAATTAGTAAGGAGTGTTATCACTACCAGTAGTCTCTTCTTCATGTTTAACTTTTACTTCGCCTTTGTCAACACTTTCGTCAAATTGTTTTCCTGCCATGTAGATTTCTTGCGATTCTACAGGACCAACTCTTTCGATATCCCAGCCAAACCATTGGCCTTGATCGTTAGATTCTGGTACTGTTGTTAATCTGTAGATGTGAGAATAGGTAGCTGGATTAAAGAATCCACCATCCTTTTTCGGCAACTTTAAACCAAGCATTAAAGAATTCCATCTTTTAGCTTTTTTTCTTTGTGTACTTTTCATAGCAATTAATGCCTGAGAAGTTGTGCCGTCTTTGTTTATAATCAACACATAATAGTTAGCAGTGTATTCAATATAATTACCATTAGGT